AGTATCTTACTCTCTAGCATTTCGCAGAACTCATCCCACAAAGGCTTGTCGTTTACTAACTTCTGTAGTTTCATCTGGACATCAAACCTTTAACTAAGCCACCTTCGTTAAACTTAGGTAATCTAAGTATCTCATCTGCTAAAGACATACTTCCGTCTACTTCTATGTAATCATATAAAACGTGCATGTTTCCAGAAACCTTGACCTCGCCTATTTTATTACCTAGTGTAATGTTTCCAACTGTGACAGGTCTTAAATTAGGTTGCTGTATTGTGCCATCTTTATTACGAGATGTAATCTTATCCATTTTAACGGGTCCAGAAAATTGCATATCTAAACCGTAGTAATGCTTTTTTTTCTTACCAGCAAAAGCCTCTAAAGCTTCAGGTCCAGACATAGCTTGAACTGCAACAATAGGGTGATTTAATCTTCTATTTCCTTCTAGACTAAAATTACCGGGCTGTACTAAGTTAGTCCTATATACAGTACCTTTTTTACCTACGTTTTTCTCATAGTTATCATTCATATTCTTTAAAGTTAAATCAGGGCCATCATAAGCATTTGCCCTTGCAATACTTTTATTATCTATACCTCCAGATAATTCTTTATTAGAAGTGCGAGGTGTAATAAAGAGATTCTGAAAAGTCTTATCACTTACATCTTGAGGTTTTTTACCCATAACAATGTAGTTACCAAAGTCTAAATCTAATTCAATGTTAGCCTCTTCTAACATGCCTGACATACGATCTCCTTTATAGGAACTATTCTTAGGATTAAAGAACTTTCCCGGAGCTGGCATAACACTAACAGATGATTCAGAAGCTAAAGCACGGCCTTGCCTTGCCACAAGAGGCTCTACAGTTTCTTCTGTAGGTATAACAATAGAGCCTCTTTCCTCGCCCTTTGTATTTACATCTCTTACAAATTTCTTTTTAGAACCCCTGCCAACAGTCTTGACAGGTGTAGCTACGTCTTGAAAGCCACCAAGCATCTCACTCAGTTCTTTAGCTATGAGTCTACTTAGTCCAGCCATTACTGTACGTTCCCACTAAAGCCTTGCTCTCCGGGCGCTGCAGCTGCACCAATGCCTATGTTACCACCTCCACCACCTGTCATGTCTTGTGGGCCTGCAGGGCCTGCTCCTTGAAGCGGAGGAACACCTGCTGGTGGAGCACCCTCTGGTCCCGCTGGGGGAGCATTAGGGTCAACTGCTACAGGAGGAGCTTGGAAGCCCTTAAGTATCTCTGCCTGTATGGCTGCGTCTTGAATAGAGTTAGTTACTTTATCAGGATCAAGATCCATGCTAACAGCAATCTCACGTATGATGTAATCCATCTTAGCAAACGGTGCCAGTGTTGGGTTCTGTGCAACCTGCAAGAACTGCATCAAGCGTTGGCTACGTACTTCGTTAGCCATCAGAGACTCAGTACCTTGGGCTTTAACTTCTAAGTCACCCTTGAT